TTCATCTAAGTATTCTTTACTCTTTCCATCTCCGTAAAATGCTTCCCAAATGATTTTATCTTTTGGTATGTATTCATTTATTGCTTCCCAAGCACTTTTAGGGGTCATATAGTCATCGTGTTTTAAAAATGTTTTTGTATGAAATCCCGCCATTTTATAATATAATGATATATTATAAAATGATAAATGAACCAAAAGACAAAGAACTTTATATGAAAGTTAAAAAAGAGGTTTATAAAGCACATCCTAAACATAGTGCATACAGAAGCGGATTATTAGTTAAAAAATATAAAGAACGAGGAGGGAAATACACTGGTAAGAAAAATACAGATGGTTTAAGTAGATGGTTCAAAGAAGAATGGAAAAACCAAAAAGGAGAAACTGGATACAAAAAAAAGGGCGATGTATATAGACCAACTAAGCGTATTACAAAAGACACACCAAAGACATTTAAGGAGTTAGGAAAGACCAAAATTAAAAAAGCAATGAAAGAAAAAAAAGCGACTGGTAAAGCAACATTTAAATAAATACATATAGTATAATGGCGAACTACAATTTAACAAGAGCAAAAGCAAATGCTAAAAAAATTGGTTATACAGTTAAACCTTCTACTAATCCAAAAAAAAAATTAGATGTTTTTAAAGATGGTAAGAAAGTAAATAGCATTGGTGATCCAACAAGGGAGGACTTTACAAAGCATAAAGACGAGAAACGCCGTAAGGCATTCAAAGCAAGGTTTGAACGCTTTCGCCATAAAAAAGGAAGCGGTGCTTATCTGGCGGATAAAATCCTATGGGATTAACTGTTTAGAATATATTGTTATAATAATATTGTGTTTTATTCTTATTTAAATAGTTTAGTAAAATCATCAAAATAAATATATATATATAATATATAGATGGATTTTTTACCAGAACTTGAACCCGTTGAAAATCTTGAACCAGTTGAAGAAAAGAAGACTGAACCTAATGTAGAAATGGAAATAAAAAAATTAAATGAACCACCATTAGAGGAAGTAGAACCAGAAGAAGAAAGTCCATTTCAAGAGAAGCAGGTTCAAAAACCTATTCAAAAACCTAAAAAGCGAAGAGGACAACCAAAAGCAAAACCAAAACCGAAAAAGACCGAAGTTAAAAACATGATGATATATGAAGAACCACAAGAGGAAGAAGAAGAACCACCAGAGCGTGAAGACAAGATTGAAATAGATCCCAAGAGAGAAAAGCGACTTGAAAATCTAAAAAAGGCGAGGGAGGCAAGAAAGGCGAAAGCTGAATACAAAAAGAAAACACCAAAACTTAAACCAGCATTAGAACCAGAACCGTCTATACGAGAAACATTTAACACACATCTTTTACCAACAGAAGAGGAGAAACAAAAGATAATGATGGAAAGAGAGCATTACCAATTTATGAATTTCATGAGTAATATGGAAAAATACAAAAACTTTAAAAAGGGTTTTAGAATGGCTCAAATGGAAGAGGAATTAATAGAAAAGGAAAAAGCGAAACAAGTTCAAGCGAAGCAGACACAAGCGAAGCAGACCCCGATTAAAAAACAAACTCCTACAATTGTAAAAAATGAAGAACCATTTAATGAATATTCAAAATATTTTGGTTAATCAAAATAAATAATTACTGTTTTATACTGAATAATAGGGTTATGTTTTATTTCTTTTTTTTTTAAATACCATTCTCTTTGTAGTTTTTTAATCTTATTTAAATTATTAATTCTGTATTGTCTATAATAATTTCTTATTTTTAGTTCATTCTTTATACGCCATAATTTATGGTATTCTTGTGCCTCACGCTTATTAATATTTTTGTATTGTTGTTGATTAGGCATAATATATATTATAAATAAAATATGTAATTTTATCATACTTTTTTTAAAAGTATATTATATATATGGACGCTGATTTAACTATATTACCAGTAAAAGATGATCCAACAAGACATAAATTAAAATATCCTATTCATCCTAATCTCCCAGATATTTCAACAGGTCAATTAGGTTTATTAGTTGGAAAAGTTAAGAGCGGAAAAGGAGTGCTGATTTCAAATTTACTAATGAATAAAAACTTTTATAAAGACCAGTTTGATATGGTCTATATTATTAGTCCAACTATTTACAGTGATAAGACCAGTAGATTTTTAAAGGATGCTTTCCCAAATACGATTTACGATAAATACAGTGATAAGATAATTGAAGATATAATTAAGTATCAAGAATCATTCCCAAAAGAAGAAAGACCTTTCATAGCAGTAATAGCAGATGATATTGTCGGTTCATTATCAAATTCAATTAGTAATAAACCATATTCATTATACTCATTACTTGCAAGATATAGACATTACAATATAGGTCTAATGCTTATAGCAACGCAGAACCTCCGTTCAGTCCCTTCAATAGCAAGAGCAAACGCATCTTTTGTTATGCTTTCAAGAACCAGTAATCAAAAAGAATTAGAGAAAATTACAGAAGAATTTGGTGATTCATTCGGTTCTCAAAAGAACTTTTTAAAATTATATAATGAAGCAACTCGTGAGCCGTATTCTTGGGCTTATTTGGATTTTAATCAAAACCCCCCGCTATTCTACAAAAACTTTACAACTCTTTTATATCCACCAGCAAAGCAAAAGAAACCAATTAAATTTTTAACAGAAGATAGAAGTGATGAAGATTTATCAAGTGATGAAGATTCAGATTTAGGATAATTATACTTTTTAGAAAAAAGTATGTCAAAAATATTAAATAATTACCTCATTTAATATTATAGAATGAAGTGTTTAGAATTATTTTGCGGGACAAAATCTTTTAAAAAAGCAGTTCCTGATGATTGGGAAGTTATAAGCGTAGATATATTAAAAAAGTTTAATCCCGATATATGTTGTGATATTATGGATTTAGATTATAAAAAATGGGATGTAGGAGAATTTGATATAATATGGGCGTCTCCTCCATGTCGGTTTTTTAGTATTGCACGATGTTCTTGGATAGGGAAAAAGACAAAATTCAATAATTGTATTTTAACAAAGGAAATTATGAAACAAGATGAAATAGAATACGGATTACCACCAGTTCAAAAAGCATTAGAAATAATTGATTATTTAAAACCGAAATTTTGGTTTATGGAAAATCCACAAACTGGAAGACTAAAAAACCACATTACAGATAGATATTTTATTGATGTAGATTATTCACAATTTGGATATGATTATAGAAAACGCACGAGAATATGGACGAATAGAACAGAATTAAAAGATAAAAAAACTTGCAATAAAAAAAAACATAAAAAATGTTGTAGAAGTGTATCATTATTACAAAGATATTCTATACCAAAACCTTTATTTGATTATTTACTTAATCATATTTATTCTTAAAAAAAGAATATAAATAATATATAAAAATATCTTTCTATATATTATATAATGTATCTACCAGACGATATTATTAGTAAAGTAATGTTATTTAACGAAAGCCGTGAGGCAAAAATGATTAAAAAATATTGGGAAGACCTTGATAATTGCATTGATATATATACGGATTTAATTTCATATCCAATGTATGCAATTGATGTTGCTGGAAATGATGTTCCATGTGGGTTTTATAGTGAAATAGTAGAATTGGATTATCCTCGTCGGCATTTCCTTCCAACTTTTTAATTAAGCGTTAAATCTTGTAAGATAATTTTCTCAATATATAGTATAATGTTAATAATTTATAAATTACAACACAAAGAAAGCGAAAATTGTTATATAGGATCTACCAAGAATTTAAATCTAAGAATGAGAAGACACAAAGAGAATTTGAAAGCGAAAGATAAATGTCATTTTAAATTATACCAATTTATAAATGAAAATGGAGGTTGGGACAATTTTGATTATCATATTATGGCGTCAATAGATGATATTAATTTAATACATATTGAAAAAAAAGAAGTTTTAGAACAAAGATATATAGATAAATATTGTCCTACTCTTAATGATAAAATGGCGTATCAAACATTAGAACAAAAAAAAGAGAAACAAAGAATTTATAATAAAAAATACGGACAGCATTTAATTACTTGTGAATGTGGTAAAGAATTAAAATATAAAAATAAATCAAAACACTTGAAAACGATGCGACATATGCATTTTGTAGAACATAAACCAATTGTTTTAACTTTTGATTAACTTAAAATACTACAAAAATAATATATTGTTATATATTATAAAAGAATGAGTGCATGGATTGATTTCGTAAAAAAGGTTGCAAAGCGTGATAAAATTAGTTATACTGAGGCACTTAAAAAAGCGTCCAAAGAATACAAAAAGAAAGATACTACAAAAAAGAAAGCACCAGCAAAGAAGGCATCTTCAAAGTCCAAGAAAGATATGGAAGTGAAAGAATAAAATATCCATAATAAATTTTATTAAATATAATCATTTTTATATATATATATAGTATATATAATAATGGCTCTCGTAGGAAAAGCAATACAAGATTTTAATAGTTCTGTTAGTCAATATGGTAATTTAGAAAACGCAGTTAGTAATTATGTAGAACAAAAAAAGAATGATGTTTATGATAATTGGAAACAAGGCGTATTAAGTAAGTTAAATATAGACCAAGAAAAGAAGCAACAGATGGACGAATTAATTGGACTTGGAACAACTATACCTGGTGCTGTTCGTGGTGGATATAAAGCATATAAAGCATATCAAGCAAAAAAAACTGCTGGTGGAGAAACGAAAGATGATTCAACTGGATCAGACAGCACAGGTGCTGATGAAGGAGCAGATAAAAGCGGAGAAAAAGGCGATGTGGAAGATGATGAAACTACAACATCTTCATCACAACCACAAGTAGAAGATGAAGATGCACCAACACCAACACAACCAACCGAAGTAGAAATGACAAAAATAACAAAACAACCAACAGTTCAAGAGGAAGAACCAACAGAAGCAACAATTGGAGGAGGAGAACAAACTCCCGATAGTGAATTTGTTAATAAAGGAATTAGTAGCGAAGATTTACAAAGTTCGGGAATACCAAAATCTACACCAAGTGCGAGTGAAGCAACAGAAGGAGCAACAGAAGCAAGTGAAGCAACAGAAGCAGTTGAAGGAGCAACAGAAGCGACAGAAGCAACAGAAGGAATAAGTTCAACATTAAGCGGTCTTGCGGAAGGTCTTGGAGTAGTAGCAGATGTAGCAGCACCAGTTGCACTTGTTGGAGGTGTTGCATATGGACTTTATGAATTATTCCATCATGGTTCAAAAAAAGCACAAGAAGCACCAAAGAGTGTATCAAATCCATATATTCAAACTGCTTTTAACACTGCTGGGGATATTGTTTTACCAAGTGAAAGTAATATGTTAGATACTGTTGGAGGACATTCAGTATTTTAGAGTTTATGCGAAGCAACCATTGGAACAAATTCCACAAAATAGTATATAGTGATTAATGAAATTTGTTCCATTTTATATTTATTTTAATAGATTAATTATTAAAATAAAAAATATTGTTATAATATATAAAGATGTTTAACTCAAATGACAAAACAAAATTTGTTGCTACTCGTAATGTTTCTATTAAACCAGAAAGTATAGTTCCGTATAATCCCACAACTAACAATCCAAAATTTCATATTCCACAATCATTAGGATTTATTGACCCAAGCTCACTATTTCTTAAATATAACTTAAAATTCTCTGGTCGTGGTTGCTGGATGCCCGATACACATGCTGGGGCTTTATCTCTATGGCGTGATATGCGACTTCAAACTGGCGACGGACGCACAACAATAGAAGACCTCCAAGACATGAACTGTAAAACCGCCCATGACAACAATCTCAATCAAAATAATAGTATTAATAATCGTCGTTCTCTCTATGAAGGAAAATCTGTAAGAAACGCATCTAAGAAAGACCAACTCTTCTTATCTCCTCCAAAAGCAAATCCAACTAATGTTGCTGACGCTTACGAACAAATACAGCTCCAACACGGTCTTCCTCAGTCTGGTATTTTAGGACATCATGCCCGAGTATTTCCAGTAATGGCGACAGAGGGACTTCGTGTTTCATTAACATTAGATAATCTTGCTCGTAGTCTTGTTGCTTGGACTAACAATTGTAATAAAGTAGAAGTAAATAGAGGTTCTGGTCTTGCTCTTCCAGAATCACCAACAACTACTACTGGCGGATTTAGTTCATTCACAAATGGATATTGGGAGAATTACAAAGATCAGAGAGCAGATTGGGTAGGTCTTTATGGTATTGATGGTGCAACTGCTACTGGTTTAGTCAAAGATACAGCCGACAATGGTGAGGTTAAAGCAAATGCTGCTGCTATTACAGAACAACAGATTCTTTTATGTAATGTGAGCGACGCAGAATGTCCCACCAACCCAGCAGATATAGTAGGTCTTAGAAGTGTTAGAGATGCAGTTGATGGCGACGCAGATTTCCGTCCATTTAGTATTGGTGATTTACTATATGTAGGAACAGTAGCCGGAACTGGTTCTGATAGTGGAACACATGGAACAGCCGCTACTGGTTGTGAAATGCTTGGTGTAGTTAGTGGTTTTGATACTGATTCTACTGGCGGACAGACAAGAGCAGTAGTAAAATATTATCCTTTTGGTGTAGGGCGAACAATTGCTGGTTCTGGTCTTGCAAAACTTGCTCGTGATTATCCTAAGGGAAGTGCTATTTTTGTAAATCCCGCTGACCGTCTTTCAAAATCAACTTATACCGCACCTGGTCTTCGTGCTGACGCTGTCCCAGCAAATCTAAGAACACAAGAAGCGATTACTTACGAAATTACAGATTTAGAACTTGTAGTCAATCAAGTTTCTCCACCAGAAACTTATGTTGCTGCTTTACAGAACCAGATTTCAAAAAGTGGTCTAAATATTGATTACAAGACTACTACAATGTATAGACATAATCAAGAAACTCTAACTGGTCTCACTAACCAGATTATTCCAGCAGTTCAAACAAGGGCGTATTCTGTTGTTAGTGTTCCTCTTGATTCAAAAGTCCAAAATAACAATAGTGATCCACGCAGTTCTTTTAAAGGAATTTGTGATGGAATACAGAACTATCAGTATGTAGTAGGTTCTTCATTACAGCCAAATCGTCCAGTAGATACAAAACGCTATAATTCTCCTAACATTGAACCCAAATTTGAACCTCTTCACATGATGGAATTAGAAAAAGCAACTGTTGCGAGTGGAAATGCCGTTCGTAGTTGGTGGGACTTATCAAATGATTTTAGTGTTGGTCGTGCTTTTGGTCTCAACGGACAAATCCATAATATTAATGGTAAAGACCTTGCTCTTCGTGCTGAATATAAAAACGGTCAAACTACAAAACTATTCCAGCATTTTATTTGTCATCTTAATACGCTAAATATTAGTAGTGATATTGCTTCTGTAATTAGATAAGTGGAACAAATTCCACAAAATAGTATTATAGAATATTTGAAATTTGTTCCAGATTATTTTATTAAATGTTAATTTGATAAAATAAAAAATATTGTTATATATTATAAAAGAATGTCTAACATAGTTCAAGTTATGAAAAGTGAAATATTGCCCTTAAATGCCCCAAGTGAAGGAAAATTTAGTTTTAAAAATGGATTTCCACTAATTACATTTCAAGTATCACAGCGTGAAGCACTTTTAGATGGTAGAAGTGTCCGTCTTAATGGTAAAATTAAATTAATGAAAAATGATGGAACAGAAATAAATAATAATACAAATAAAGGCGGTCTTGCTTACAATACTTGTTTTGATTCTCGTATTGGTGTAGCATCTGTATTCCAGCAGATTACTATTTCGTCAAGTGATGGACGCACATTAGAACAAATTCGTCAGTATCCACGCTGGTTGGCGACTAATCAACCATATACACACAGTCAAGAAGATTTAGATTCAAATACACAAGTAGGAAGTTTAACCGCTTCTCGTAGTTCAACTGGTGCTTTAATCCAAAATGAAGAAGTATCGTTTTCAATTCCTCTCCGTTGTGGTCTTCTATCTGGAACAGATGGTATTAATTTAAGTGCCGTAAATGGATTACTAATTACTCTTGAATTATCCCCAGATTTTCAAGCATTAAGTCCATGGTTGGAAGTAAGTGGTGCTTATGTTGCCCCTACTGCTGGTGGTGGAACTCCCAGCGATACTGCTCTTGGTGCAAGTTATGAAGTAAATGATTTAATTCTTTCATATGATTT